TCTACATACGGTTCTACATACGGTTCTACATACGGTTCTACATACGGTTCTACATACGGTTCTACATACGGTTCTACATACGGTTCTACATACGATGGTTCTACAGCACGTACTTCTTGTTCTATACGTTTAGTAGCGGGCGTAAAACCATTACTTAGCATCCAATCAATTTCAGTATCACTAGCGATACTTCTTAGCTCGTCAAGCGTTGTACCAGCCGCCATAAACCGACGAATCTTTTCAGCCGCACCTTGTTGAAACCAATTGTCGTCAAATACAGGTAATGCCATGATTTATCTCACGCAATAGTTACGGTGGGGGCAACACCAGCAAATGCCGCAGCACCTGTAAATGGTAAAGCAAACTGAGCAGGAAGGGCAGACACCCAAGATACAGTTAAGATGACCGAAGGAATTTCAGGTCTTGTAGGGCTAGTCCCCGCAGGATAATTTTGCAGGTATACGTCTGTAGTTTCCCCCCACCAAGCAATCTCTAAGTATTCGTTTTGGTTTACTGTAAAGATACCAGTTATTGCTGGAACAACATGTCCTAAATTACCAGAGCCTTTCTTTGCCGGTACGTCAAACCTAGTATTACTTAGTGGGTAGTTTGTACCACTATTTTTAGCCCAAACTTCAAATTCGCGTATTTGGTTATCGTTATTAGTGACTTGCAGTGTAAATGTAATAAGGTACTGCCCAGGATAAGTGAAATGAATTTGACTGTTATTAAGCACCTGCACGCCACTGTTAAGGACCACTTGATTATAAGTCAGTAAGTTTTCAGAGGTAGCCCCAGCATTAGTCTGATCCGCGTCAGACATCAGCATGGCGTAGGGAAGCTCAAGCCCCCGACCAAACCCAGTGATGGTTGTTCCCGTTATACCGGTGCCAGAAAACGTCCCACCAATAAACTGATTAGCACGGTAAGACTGTGCCTCATTAGGAGATAACGAATCCAGTCGGTTAAAGTACAAACGCAGCGCACGATTAAGCTCATTTTGCTGCCGCACATCATACTGTGGGGGAGGTAGGGGTAACGCTGGTGCTCTAAACCCAACAAGCGCCATGCTTACCTCTTACCGTCCGGTCTTACATCAAGTCGAAGCGAACCTAGCTGCCATTGCACTCCTAGATCTGTAGATTCGACTTTAAGCGCCATCTGTCTACCACGAGCACGGATAAAGACTTGTTCAGTGTATTGATCAATCGTTGCGCTACTAGAAATAACACTTTGAGTATCCGACGCAGTGTTGGCGTAAGCACTTCCTGAAAACCTCTTAGGACGCATAGTCATCGTCACGCTAGGCGCATCGGCTGTCGATTCCGTGAAGTTAAAGTCTGGTAACAACCGACGGGTAAGCATGAACTGCTCACCATCACCCAAGTCAAAGTCCGAAGATTGGATAAAAGACACCATAGGTGCTTCGCCATCATTAACGCCTAGCTCATGCTCATACTCATAACCCACGGCATCGGTCTGTTCTGTCTTACAAGCAATCGGGTTTCCTCGGGTAGCCGTATCAAGCCAAGCCGTACGTACAATGCTGCCGTAATACCAAGCGTTTTCTAAATGATTGAAAATAACGTAACGGTTATTCCATACTGAATCCGCACTAGGGTAAAACCACCAAATTTCAGTAAACCCCTCATTTGTCCCACAAACTATCTGGTCAACTTGATCAAGATTAATGTCTTGATACACATACTGCCTTAGTGTGCAAGGTAGTGTTTGCACCTGACCTGAATAGACATAAAACTTATCCTGCCCCATCCAGTAGGTGACGTTATTAGCCGTGGTTACTGCACGCGGCCCGATGATGGAAATGTTATCGGCAAGTTCTTGAAGCCCAAACACATCAGTCGTACCAAGATATTGCAGTGAATAAAGGCTAGAGTTTGTCCAGACTAAGATCTCTTGACGTGTTGCAAACGCACGGACAATCTCAGACCCACGCGATACTCGTATGCTCCCAGCAGAAGTTGTGCTTGAAGGTGTCCAGTTTTGTGGTTCGTCTTGGTTTGCCCAACGGATAAGCAGCGGGTCGTAATCGGTAGAAGTACCAGCATAAGGCTGACACCCAAAAGCTAAAAGATGCTTATCGTTCTGAGAGACAAGCACCTGCATTGCCGCATTGGGTACATCACTAGCACCTGTGAGTGAGGAGAGTAATACCGCTCGTGTACCGAGCGCCGTAGATGGATCGGTAAGTGACCCGCGTTCCCAATAATAAATTGCCCCCTTGCGAATATTCATCACAAGGTCGTTGTCAAAATTATCAAACCACCAATCACGCTGAATAAGCACAATCGGAGTAGGTGCGCCTAACCCCCAAGGACTACCGCCCCATGAGCCTGTTCCCCAACCGTAACCAAAGGTTGTGGAAGCATATCCAGAAGCCACGCCGTATTTGGCAGTGACTGTACCGCCCCCAGGAGAACCAGAAGCATCGGTTGCGTTTGCGGTTACTAATGTGATGGAGTTGAGATTTGTATTAGACCGTGCTTGGATCGTGTAAGAGTTGGCATCTACCTTTGTGATCTCATAGTCTTGATTAAGTACAGCAGCAGTTATATTACCGCCAAGCCCTGTAGCTCCACTGAAAGTGACAAAATCTCCAGTCTCAGCACCATGCGCCACATCCGTTACGGTAATTGTTGAAGACCCATTCGTAGCAGTAAAAGGATCAGTTAGTGTTGCGGTATCCCGCAGTGGCGTGATGTTATAGAACTGCCCACCAGTCTCGATATAAACGTGATTGTTTGTACCAAGCGCCAGTAAGTTGTCACTGTATGAAGTAATCCAGTTAAATAGTTGCCGACATACTCCAAAGAAGAAATACGGTGTTACCTTCTCCCACCCACCTAGTTTTTGTGGATAGCCTGAGAAGAACCGTACTTTGTCGCACTCATACCAACCACCTTCGCCAGAATAGCTAGTCTGGTCCCTGTTAACCCCTGGACGAAAATTGAGTTTGAGGAATGGCATCAATCACCTCATTAATGCGGCTTCTGCCGCCCTGCGGCGTGTAAGACCGGGAAGAACTCGTCCAGCAGCTTTATTCCACAACATACATTGGTCTGCTGCGCCATCCCAATCCCCCGCATCAATACGTTTTTTGAACGTGGAAACCCGATAGTTTCCTAAGCCACAATTGTAGACCCAGCTAGTCACAGCGGCAATGCGTCTTGGCAAAGCAGTTTGGATCTTGGGTGAAAGCTTTACCAGACCTCGGACAAAATACTCCACATGATGATCCAGCGCATCCTCACACTGCTCCATCGTCCAGATGGTGCCGGGGTTAATGTCTGGTCCGGTTGCGCCCCATCCGATGGTCCAAGGATGACCTTTAGTTGCAGGGTCTGGATAGGCTTGAACTCGTCCGTCAGGCAAACGCTTTGCTAGCCCTTCAAAGGGCTTAATCAGTACATCCTTGCAAAGCTTCTTTGCTTCATCCATTATGATTTCTGGTACTTCTCTACGCTGCGTCCAACGAACCAAAACGTGATACACATTGTAAAAACACCAAAATCATCCTCATCCCAGCACTTACTTATAACCTCTGTCCAGTCCGCGCCCGTCTTAAACGCGATAACAAGCGCAGCCGCCTTGACTGCCGCATACATAAAGAACAAAGCCCAAGTAATCCCCGGACGCACCAACGCTGAGATAGCAGCCACAAACCAACCCGCTGCCTTAGCCGTTTCAGCCTGCTCTTGAAACGCAGCCTTGATGGTATCCATCTGCTGGATAGAGTAGTCAACATACTTCTCCTCCATCTTGAACTCACCGCGCATCTTCTCCAGATCGGTCTGTAGCTGGAACATACTGAGTTCGTGTTGGCGTTCGTTCTTTTTATCGAGGAACTTCAACACCTCTGGTGCTAGCCTGAACAGGCCACCGAAAATGGAACCAAGCAAACCGCCGCCAAGTAGTTCAAACATGATTACCCCTTTGCGGTAATTTGATCTGCGCCTTTCTTAACCGTGACTTTGCTGCCTTCAACATCCACTTGCATGGGTGGCTCGGCACGGTCTAGCTTGTCAAGACGGTGGATCAAATCTTTGATGACTTCAAACTCGGGTTTCTCTTGCTTCGCAGCAGTACCGGCGATGCCATTTAGCATTTGAATAAGTGCAGTAAGTGAAGCGCCGAGCAAGCCCATCACGGCAGCAATCTTCTCGCCATCAAGGAAGAGCGAAGCACCAACACCCACGAGTACGATTAGGAAGATATAAAGCAGCCCATCTTCACCAATGGCTTTGCCAGCAACTTCTTTGGCAGAATCCTGGGCTTTTAACTCCTCAAGCCTAATTCTGGCTTGCGCCTTGAGGACCGCTAACTCGTGGGTCTTGTCGTCCATTTATTGCTCTGCTTTTACTTCAGGGGCGACTTGAAGTTGTGGCGATACTTGCTCTTGGATGGCTTGTACGATTTGAAATACTTCACCATAAGGCCGTGTGCCTAGATACCCCATGATGTTGTTCATCAGGGAAAGTTTTACGGTTACGTCTTGATCGTTCATGCTTGGCTCCAAGGAAGCGTTGGCGTTGTAATCGGTGGCGTGATTTGATTCTGAATCTGCTGCGCCACTGCTGCTTCGGCTGAGTCTTTGTCCACGCCGTTAGCCCAGCACCAGTCAATGACTTGCTGTTGCGTGAGTTGGTCATAGGGCGTGAAGTTTGTTTTGCTCTCCACAGGGAATGAGCAAGTGCTGTAGACCTGACCTGTGTAAGTGCCATCAGTGCCGTTGCAGGTCCAGTGGACGGTGATGACGTAATCCTGACCTTCAGGAGCGTTGGGTAGACAATTAAGGGCTGTCACAACCCAGTTAAACGTAGTCATGGTTGGGTTCCTTCTAGTTGAGCGACACGGGAAGTAAGGGATTCAATGAGGGCTTGTTGTTCTTGGATGGCTTTGACTAGATGAGGGATAATCCCGCCTGTCATGCCGCCAGTAAGACCCTTGCGAGGCTCTTGCCCTTCTTGAGCAAAGTTTTCAATAACAAACTCTGGGAATACCTCTTCAACATCTTGAGCAACAAAACCAGCGTTGCAATGTTCACCAGATTTACTCCAGTCAAACTCAACAGGATTGAGAGCAAGAACCTTGCTTAATGAATCAACAATAGGAGTAATGTTTGTCTTGTCTCTGCGGTCTGAAAGAGTTGCAAACTGAACATTGTTTGCACCGTTACCAACAATACCGCCCATCGCTGTATTAGTTGCATCAGCATAGAACTGAACAAAACGAGCAGAGGAAGTGGTTGTTGTCATTGCTTTAGCAATAGTCAACGGAGGAGAATCATCAGCACCCGATGAAGAAGAGTTATAAACAGTTAATATTCCAGCCCCGCCGTTAGTTTGAGCACCCTTAAATTCGTTAGGACTATTTAAAATCGCCGTAGTCCCCACCAAAAAACCACCCCCGCTGGTGATACGGGCGCGTTCGGTAAGACTGCCGCCCGTCGCAAACGCGATAACACCACTTGATCCCCCGTTGGCTATTTCCGTAACGTTGGTCTTAATTCTTGCAATA